GTGCGTCACAGGCGATACCGTCGCGGTGGATGTCAGCGTTGTCCAGGCGCTGTATGTCTCGTCGTCTGCCGATGTTGCATACTGCACCTGGTAGTACTGGATATTGCCGTCCGGATCGGTTGCACCGGACCAGCCGATTGTGATATCGCCGGACTCGTAAATACCGGGCGACAGCGTCAGCGATGACGGGTATGTCGGCGCCGAGTTGTACCGTACTGCCGCAGTCTCCACCCATCCGCTGTCAATACTTTGATCGCCGCTGGTACGGATGCGGTATTTGCGATAATACCCGCGCGTCGCCGCCAATGTGACGGTGGTGTTTCCGCTGGTCGCAGTAGTCGTTACGGTTTTCAGCGTGGTCCATGATCCGTAGGTTGATCCGTCCGTAGATTGCGCATATTCAAAATCATATCCGTCGATATCGTTATTTGTGCCATTGGACGCGCCCGACCATGTCAGTGTCGGATCGGTTTCGGCCACGGTACCGGACATCGATACAGACGTGGGCGCACCGACAGCGGACCGCTCCGCGACGGTCGTAGTGATGTCGCAGCCGGTAGCGCTGATACGCGCCAAAGACAGCGTCGAACAGCGGAAATACACACCCGCATAGGACTCAGGATCTTCGGCCCACGTCTGCAGCAGCGCAGTTACGTCAAACGTTTTTTCCGTTGCGGTCGTGGACGTTGTCAGTGCCCACGTTCCGGATTTGGCGGTGATGTAACCGATCAGTGTTTCATAACCGGGGTTGTTTCCTGTCCATGATCCGTCCACCAGTCCGATCGTGATATCGTCTGTGTCGGCGGTCGTGTCCGCCTTGATCGTCAGCCGCAGGATCGCCTGGGCCATGTATTCGATTTCGCCCAGTTCAGCCGGTGCGGGAATTTCCAGCATGGCGATACGATCCGATGATCCGCCAAAAAACTGGTTGGTTTCTGACCCCGCGTATTCGGTGTCTTCCGTATTGACATTCAGCGTTATGCCGTAGTCTTTTGTTAATGTCGCCATACTGTCCCCCTATTACGCATAGTACGACCCAACATAATCAGCGATCCGCGTGATTGTGGCCGACAGTGTCGTGCCGCTGATAGCCAGCCCATACAGCGCTTCCTGCCGCGTCGTTCCGCCGCCCCCGATCAAACTATCCGCTGTCAGCGTCGGGTATACAGCCGCGCCTTCCGTTTCGGCAGGCGTACCGGCGACGACTTTGAACACATGCGCGTCCGCAGTCTCACCGCCGCCGCGTGTAAACTCGGCGACAACATAGTCTTTTCGGTAGTACCCGACGGATCCGCTTGTAACGGTCAGGTCGGCAGTAGTACCGCCTTCCACACATACCACATACCCCTGGTTTACATAGGACCCTGAATCCAGCCGGACGGTGTTGTTATCGATTTTTGTGCACGCAAGGACGTTGTCCGCTTCCGTGATCCCGGACCCGCCGAATATGCCCCTGTAAATCTGCGCATCGTCTTCCGCGTTAATATGCGGATCGTCTGCCGCCGGCGTATAAATCGTAATTGCTTTCTGTGCCATGATATCACCCCACAATCGTGTCAATTCTTGTCCCGGTATCGTCCATGGTCAGTATTTTTTCAATCACCGTTGCGGTGGCCGTCAGCCCTGTGATCCGATCCCGCGCGCCGACAACGTCGCCCAGCAGCATATCAAGGCCCGCGTCAGACGGATCGATTGTCATAGACTGCGTAACGGCATATGCGCCCAGCTTTTTGGTCGCCTTGTCCTGCAGGTCGTCGGTCGATTCCGGGTTGCTGTAATCGTAGACAATCTGCTTGTCAGCCGCCGTATCAGCCCACGCAGGCGCGGACGTCGTGTAAGTCCCGTCCGCGTTGCGGTACACATGTATGATATCCCGATCCAGCAGCTCGCCCGCGCCCAGCGCGATGACATGATTGTACCCGTCTACCCTGCCGTCCTGCGATATCAGGTTAATGCCGTAATCCTGCGACAGGTCGATAGTTGTACTGTAATCTACGATGGTACGCGCAGACAGAATGGCTTTTTTGGTCGCCTGAGAAAAGGCGATTTCCAGCGCCGCGCCTTCGTCTGCCAGCATGTCCTCGATGCCAAAAAGCATATTTGTGTACCGAAACGATTTGCTTGTGATCGTGATCCCGCTTGCGTCCGTTGATACATCAATTACGCTTCCCAGCTTTGTCCCTACAAGGGAATCAATCGCCGCGTTCGCCTCAGTGCTTGATATTGTCACGTAGGACGCGCCTGACGCGGGTACGATGTATTTGCGCATCAACATGCCACGCCACGTTGCGCCGCCCACAGTGACCTGTTTTGACGCCGTATCATGCTTGACGTACTCGACCGGCCCGCCATACTCCGTATCGGGCACATAAACATAATCATCGATCTCGATCGGGTCAGCGTCCCACGCATCCACGCCGATAATCATCTGCCATGTGTTATCAGACAGTACGGCGGACAGGTTTTGGCACACCTGCGCATCAAATTTTATCAGATCGTTGATAAATGCGATTTCTGCAAGGGTCGAACCGGCGTGTATCAGATCCATTCCGGTTCACTCCTTTGCTTTACAACGACGATCTGAAAATTGATGTCGGTGTAAGACACTGCAGAATTTCCGGCCGGGCAGTATTGGAAAATGTCGTTGACTTTATCGCGACTGTCAAACAGACTGGATGCCACGCCGGTGGACGTGTATTTGTAGACTGTCCGGTTGACCTGGTTGATAACCAGCGTTTCAGCCGCGCCCAGCGTGACGGTGGTTGCGTAGGTGTGTCCGGCTATGCTAATGCTGGGGTTTGTCGTTGCGCCGTACACCGTGATTATCATCGGGCATGCGGCGTAGTGTGTGTTTACCAGCGTGCTGTTGCTGTAGCTGGATTCGTACCGGTACGGGTACTGGCCTGCATAGCGTTTTGATCCTGTAAGGCCGGTACTGCCGCCCGCGACATAAAACTGTGTCGTTTCCGTGCACCAATAAGGTTCGACGGCCAGTATCTTTAGGGTTTTTTCGCAGAAATTCCCGTTGTAGCTGAAAATAGAAAGGTCACTTGAAACAGACATAAAACACAAAAGATATTGGTCGCCGATGTAAAGTTTGCCAGGCGTGTTCGACAGTATGTCAACTTCCGTCAGCGCGTGCAGCGCATTTGCGCGGGCGAGAAACTGTGTTTCTGTACCGCGCACCGCGACAGCGATTGACTTTTCGCGCACGGGCCGTGAGAATCGCACCACCCTGCCGCCGTACCCGTTCGGCCTGTTTTGCGCCGTATAGTCCCATACAAAGCTGCGCAGGTCGTTGATGTTCACAAAATATGCGCCATCGTTAAGCGTTATTGTGGTACCGGCGCTGTTTGTGTATTTTATGGTCGGTATGGTCATACCAGCACCGCCTTTCTTACAGCGCGGCCCAGTTCGCGTTCATTCATGACGATCACGGATTCGCCCTGTTCGGACAACGCCGCTTTAAATCCGGATACGATGCGATTGATTGCCGAATCGGACAGTTCGGTTGTGAAAGTAGTTTTTTCGGATGCGCTGAGCGCGTTTCCGGACACGTCGTTAAACCGGCGCGTTACGTTCATGGCGACATTGGTCAATCTGCCGGACGGGATCAGCCCGTCCATGGCGCCGCTGATCAGTCCTGCGTTGTCAATAAATCCTTTTGCGATGCCTTGCGCCATAGGTTTTCCGATTGTGTCGGCCATCAATTTAGACGGCGACGATATGCCAAAAAATCCTTTTATGTCTTTCCAAAGTCCGCCCATCCACCCCGCTATTTGCTCCCACAGCCACTCGGCAGCCGAAGATATCCCGTCCCACAGCCCTTCGACAATATCGACGCCGACGTTAAATATTTCACCGATTGCGTCCCCGATACCGTTTATGATTGCGCCGGTGACTTTGGGGATGTTTGCGATCATGTTCGGAATCGCAGAAATAATGCCGGATATCAGAGAGAGAACGATTTTCACGCCCATTGTCAGTATGAGACCCAAATTGGATGTTATCGTTTCAATCAGCGCCTGGATGATCCCAGGCACAGCAGCAACAATTTGCGGGGTACTCCGCGATATCCCGCTGACAATCGACAGTACCATTTCCATGCCGGACTTTGCGACAGCGGGCAGATTCGCGATTATTGTTTTTACAAAAGTAAGCAATCCTGTTACCGCAACCGGTACAAGATTTGGAACAGCATCGCTGATCCCGCTTGCAAGGCTTGTCAGTATCGATGCTCCGGCTGTAACAACGACCGGAAGATTATCGGCAAGAAAAGTTACAAAGCTTGATACAAGCGACACAACGGTGGCAGACAAGGAATCAGTGTTTTCGGCAATGGCGGTCAGCAGGCTGTTAATAAGGCCGGTCGCCGCGTCCATCAATGCAGGCAAAAGCGTAGGCAGTATGGACACAACCGTTTCAAGGATGGACGACATCATGGACGCTACGGTTTCAAGAATACCGGGGAGATAATCAGTGATTTTCTGCATCCCTTCGATCAGTTTCTGTGCTATTGTGTCGCCGATTACGGTTATGTCTTCAGGTTGAAAACCGTCTTTCAGCGTCGTCCCGATGTTTGTTAACAAGTCTTGCAGTCCGGTCATTACAGCCGAAACTGCAGGCAGAAAGATAAGCCCTAAAGTATTGGTCAGCGCATTGGTCTGCGCGTCGATTTTTTCCATCGTGTCATCAAAATTGCCCAATGCACCCAGCGCCGCACCGTCCAGTACAAGCCCGGTTGCAGCAGCTTCTTCGCCCAGCCGCCTTAGTTCGTCTGATCCGGCGATAATCAGCGGGTTTAAATCTTGCGCTGATTTGCCGAATATTTGCATGGCGATTGAATCGCGTTCGGTTTCGTTTGCAATCATGCCGAGCGCATCGATCGCTTCTAAAAATACCGTTTCCGAATCGCGCAGCGTACCGTCAGAATTTTGGATATCGATATTCAGCTGTTTAAACGCGTCTGCGGACAGCTTCGTACCGTTGCTTGCAGCGTCCATCTGCCTTACCATCTTGGCCATACTGCCGGTCATGGTTTCGACTTCCGTATCGATAAACCGCGCTGCATATGTCCATTTTTGCAGCGTATCAGTTGATATGCTGGTCTGATTAGACAGGGTAATCAGGTCATCCGCAAAGGTACCGGCGCTAACGGCGGCGTTGTAAATGTATTTTGCAGCGGCGGCGGCGGCAACGCCAACGGCTACAATCGCGGCGGCCGTCGTTTTGGCCGCAACAGTTACGGCTTTTCCCAAAACATCGCCTGTCTTTTTTAGTGCAGCCGTCCAGTCAACGGTCTTTTTTTCTGTCGTTTTTATCTCATCGCCAACTTCGTTTATCGCTTTTTCGCTTTGAGAAAGCTCGTTTTCCATGTTGTTCAGTGACGCGGTGGCATTGTTCAGCTTGATCCGGTAGCTGTCTGTCTTTTTGTCGGTCTCGCCGTATGCCGTCGCGCTTTCTTTCACAGCATTTGTAAGGGCAGTGACGATTTCTTTCTGCTGGGCTATCTGCTTGCGCATGATATCGTTTTTCTTTGTCAGTGATTCAACGCTGTTTTCGTTTTCGCCGAATATCGACGTGTTCAGCTTCATTTCTGACCCGAGAACTTTCAGCGCGTTATACGCCTCAGACATGGATTTTTTAAACGCTGCATCACCGTCGAGCGCCAGCGTTGTCATGATTTTTCTTTCGCCTGTTGCCATCAATCGTCACCCCCGTCCTCATACGCGCCATGCGTGATTTTTACGCCGTTCATTGTTGCGTCATATTCGTTTTTCCACATGTACATGTCCATGACAAAGCCGGGGTTTGATAGCAGGATTTCATCCGTTCGCAATCCTGCTATCAGCCCGCAGCTGATTATGCGGCGGGTACTTATCTCCCCGCCGCCGGTGCGTTTTTTTCAAGTTCCTCCAGTATAACATCTTTAGGCCCGTCATTCTGTGCGCCCTTATAATCCATGTCGGACCCGATTCGTATAGCCTCCATCACTCCGTTGATCATGTCTTTCAGCGCATAAAGCGGCGAAAATAGTTTGACGCATTCAGGCGTCAGCAACGCGGAGTTGTCAGGCTTCGTATTGTGCGATTCAATCATGATCCCCTGGTTTGCAAGCAGCGCGACGATCCATGGCACTTCACGCATGATTGTTTTTTCATCAATGCGCTGCTCTGTTTTTTCGGTTCCGTCTGTATTTTTCCCTACGACAATGTCTTTTACGCCGATCCCTTGTATCATTTCTGTCGTAGACCCGTAGCGGCCGATGATTTGCTCAGCGGCCGCTACGGTGTAAATCAGATTGTATTGTTTTTCGCCGATTTCGATTTTTACGCCGTTTGGTATCATTTTTCCCCCCTGTTAGCCTGTGATCGTGTATGCGGACGACAGCACGGCCGAGTTTGTAAGACCGGTCTTTGCAGCGATTGCCTTGATAGTCGTAGCCGCGTAAACAGGGATTCCAGCCGTGTAGACCATCGATCCGGTGGTAGGCGTCGATCCATCGGTTGTATAGTAAATTGTCGAATCAGCCGTGATAGTCGCCAGCTCGATGGGCGTTGCGCTTGCGACGGCTCCGGCGGCAGGATCAGCGGTAGGCGTAGCAACAACGCTCACAGGCAGGCCGGCGATGCTGTCCACCCATGCTTTGGCATCTGCATATGCTGAGTACTCGCGGTGGCGTCTGAATTTCGCTACGCGCGTAGCATCCGGGTACGTGCCAAATATCCGGCCTTCAATTGTCGGTGTCTGCCATTCGGTTGCACCGGCTTTAGTCTTGGCTTCTTCAGCTTTCAGCGCAAACTGCACTTTATGGATCCAGTATCCGATATAGCTCAACACGCCGCCGATCTTTTTCACGCGCACATAGCCATATCCGCAATACTGCGCGGACGCGCTTGTTTCTTCGTAATCACTTCCGCTTGCCGCTAAACCAATTGCGATCACCTGCTGCGCGTCCGTCAGGTCCGTCAGGTTCAAGGACAGCATTCCGCCGGTAATTCCGCTGTCATTTTCAGCGATTGTGTCGCCGCCCCACAGCGGATTTTCGCTGTGCTCCATCGTCAGGTTTGCGGATATCGGCTTTTCCAGTGCCGCCGGGGTTCCATAGGTTACGGCGCTTCCCTCCGTTTCAGTTGCGAACGGTGCAATAACGTTATAAGGCATTCCGATTTTTGCCATTTTGCTTTACCTTCCTTTACTTACCTTTGGTTTTTAACCACTTATCGTAGATTTCCATCTCGGCCGCTTGAACCGCGTCTCCGCTCTCCGCGTTTGCGGCTGCGATGATACCTTTTGCCGATATCCCGCGCTTTTTGGACCCGTACTCCTGCACGAAAGCAACCTCAGTGTTTGACGCATCCGCAAATCCGTCTCCATGTTTGTAGCTGTGATGTTTCCCGCGCGGGTAAACCGTAATCCCGCGTGAACCGTCCTGCCTTCGCGTCATTTTCGACAACTTAAGCGAATTTGCAAGGTTTCCGGTGTGCTGCTTGAGAGTGGCCAGGTACTTGCGCTTTTGCGCATCTGCCAGTACATCGCCGCCAGCCTGCAGCATTTCTTCTGCAACATCGTCCGGAATGTTTGCGATCTCTGCCATGCTCAGCAGCTCAACATCGATGCCTTCAAAGTGTATTTTAGCCACCGACATACACCTCGATCTCGGTTTCAAACACGATATGATGCTCGGCAGGATCGTCCGATGCGGGGATGGTCTCTGGATAAGTGTACCCTCCTGCGACAAGCAGCGCCTTTATCTGCGCCTCGTATGCCGTTGTGTTTACTGTCGCCGGGGTTATCAGGTGGACCTGTATCATGTATCTTTCGTATTGCGGGCTGTCTGCTGCGTACTTGTACGGAATAGTGGAGTAGTTGAACGTGATATAACTCGCGTCTGTTCCGGTATAGGTATCTTGCGCGATTTTCAAGCTGGTTGCGGACAGTGCAGTCCTTAAATCGCTTGCAACGCTCATGCGACCACCTTCTTTTGCAGCGCCGCCTCGATCGATACGTGCCGGTCGTCAATGTCTATTACACTGACAATTTCCCATGCGTTTACGTCTGTTTGCGCGTCAGATTCGTAAAATACCCTGCAGCGCTGGTTAATCAAGGCCGTATACCGCAAAGTTATCGTAGCTGTCAAGCCCAGTTCATCACGCTTGTTCGTCAGCGCGTCCGCA